CGCTGCGGTAGCCCTGACGGGCCTCGCTGCGCTCATAGCGGGCCGCCTGCGTCAGCGACTCCGCCTCCTTTTCCAGCAGCTCGTTCAGGGTTTCCTCCACGCTGCCGCGGACCAATTCCTTGAGCTGCCCCTTGATACTTTCCTCATTAAGCTGTACAATTTTCTCGGACATAGTTTGCTGTCTCCTTTCAGAATGGTGTCTCGCAACTTCATTCTACCAGAGCCTGCAAGCTATGTCTTCTTTTTTGCTCTTTTCAATTTGCGCAACTTATTGTACATTATCAAAAACTCATATAGTTCATAGCCCTGAACCTGCTCTTCTTTGTTTCATCATTTAAAATCAAACTACACATCAAATTTATATTAATTATATATATTCACCTAAAAGTTTACCTGTTGTTTGACTTTGGTGTCCATTTTACAACGGCAGCAAAATTATAAAGCTGCCATGAAAGATGTTGACCGCAGCGATCGCAAAACCGCTGGTAGTCTCTATCTAACGTGCAATGGCATCTTGGACAAATCGGGAAGGTGCTGCCACTTGTAAGTTCGAGTATCTTTCTCACTCTCATCGGAACCCGATAGCTATATGCAGTAAGTGTAGAAAACCTATGCGGCTTTGTTGCCGCTGGCTTCAAGCGCATCACGGAGCTTCCTTAGAAATTCAGATGCATCCGGGCACACATAGATCAGGAACAACGCTAATGTTAGTCCGCTACATCCGTTATTACCGCTTTTCAAATCTGCATAGCTTCGGGTCGACATTTCCAAACGATCTGCCATTTTATCCAACGTAAGCTGCTGGTCTTCCTGACATGCAGAAAGGCTTTCGCAAAAGAGGCTCTTTAGTATCTTTGTATATTCTTCTCTCACGGTTTTAGACTCCTGTGCTGCTAATTTCTTCGTATGATTTTAGCAAGTTCAGGAGCTGCGCACCATGAGGCACACCTCATACCGCTCTATTTAATTGCAGTCTTTTGCTTTTGATCAACTCATATCTGCCCTACAATTATTACAAATCGCCCCAAAATCTCAGATTTTTGTGCCGTATTAGTGTATTAACTGGACACTACACGTTCAATTGTCTCTGCTTCATAAAGCCTGAAAATTACAACATTGTGTTCTGTACTGTATTTGCCCGGGACCCGGTATGACCTTTCTCTGTCCCACCCATGCAGTTTTGCAACAAGTGAGCAGAGCCGCAGACTGTTAATCTCTAATGATGACGAGCCCGCATATACAGGATCCGGTACCTCATGTGATTTAAAGTCTTTCTGTGCATGCGGTGCAATTAAAAGAGTCCTTCCGTTTTCTTCGATCATGAGCGGTTTGAAAGTAACAACAAGTCCAGCAATTGCGAGGAGCACCATAAGAATAAGAAGAACTAGCTTAGCCTTTTTCATGCAGACCTCGCTTTCTCCGCCGTGGACGTATGCGGTTTATCTCATAGACTATCCCGATGGCAGCTATGCAGATAGCACCGAGCCCTATACCCTTGAAATATTCCTGCTGCCAAGTGGACTGCGTGACGCCCTCGCGCTCGTCACGTTCGGCTTTCAGATTTTCTACATACTCTGCTTGGTCGTTTCGTATTCTAGTCCCGCGTACCATGAGGCGGTGAGTGTTGACTCCGTATGGCGTGCATGTCACCAATGTACACACATCATGCTCCGGCAGGATCACGAGCTTGGAAGTGTCCTCCGGGAGCACAGTGTTTATCTCGAGCACCATGTACGCCATAGTCTCATCAAGCGTGTGGACATAGAACGTATCGCCGCACTCCAGCTTGTCTAAATCCGAGAACAGCCGTTGTCCGGCAAGCCCGGAGTGCGCTGTTAACACTGCATGAGAAGTTTCTCCGCCGACCGGCAGAGAGCTGCCGAGCAGATGCCCAACGCCCCGGTCAAGGCTGTCATCCCCTGTGCTGTGGTAGATGGGCAGATTTACGCCTATCTTCGGTATCTCGACATATGCAGCAGCCGCATATATATGCTGCGTGCCCCTTTGTTGTAGCCACGGAAGCTGTATGCCTCAAGAATTTTCTGAAAATCTTTTCTGTCCTGTTCCTCTCGTTTTAAACGAACATCTTCTGTGGACAGATAGTTGTAATAACCTGATCTGGAGACACCGGCTATCTCGCAAAGCGTCGAAACACTCAGCCGATTGCCATTCTGCTTTGTCATCTCATATATAATCTCATACTTGGCGTGAGGCGGTATTCTCAAGAATCCTTGTCCCCTTTGCCCAGAGATACTATTTTTTTAGAAACGCTATTTCCTGATCCTTGTACTCTACCTGCTGCTCAAGGTATTTTATTCTTGCCTCAGGACTCATGTAATTGCTGCTTCCTCCGGTATACGTTATATAGTCCCGAAAGCCCTTGCCGGCTTTGACCTCTCTCTTTACGATGGCTTTAAGCCCGGCGATTCGGTTATCTCCCAATATATCCGGGTCTATACCGAGTGCAATTACGATGTCCCTCGGGGCTTTCCCATCGCATAGCATCTTCCAAAACTGTTCTTTGAACAATGCTGAAAAGAACACCATGGATTGAGACACATTTTGAACATAGGGGCTTGTCCTCAGGACTTCAATTTCCTTCTGTGTAAAAGTTTTGTTGGACATTCGCTTTCCTCCGATTCTGATCAAGATAATTCTATTCTCAATCCGAACCCGTGTCAAAAGCTATTTTGTCCAGTTTACAGGGACAGTATTTTTGGTGGCTGTCTATTTTTATGGATTCTAAATTGCAGCCTGTCCAGCTTTATGGGTTTTCGAAAAGCCGCCTGTACGAACCTCTGGGTACCGCCATCTTTTTCAGAAACCGCTTTTGTCCTGTTTCTTGGATTCTTCTTTTTCTTCCTGTCCATTTTTATGGGTACAGTTTATAAAACACATAGACCCCCGCCGCAGAATTGCTCTGTAGCGGGGGTCGCTTATATACCAAAATAGCCGAAATGCCTGATTTCAAGCGGTTTTCGGGCATAGGAAAAGTCCACCGTAATTCTATCAAAATTACGGTGGCATTCTGGCGGAGAGTGAGGGATTCGAACCCTCCAAATATTCGTCTATGCCCACTGAAAACACTACACTTCTGAAATTCGTGAGTAATTTTGTGAGTAAAAACGCAGTTTACGCTTCCGACAGAACTATTTCCTGTGTAGCGAGCTGTGATTTTTCGTCGTATGTCAGGGTCATGCCTTCGGCATTGTAGGCACGCCATCCGGGGCACAGCGTCATCGCATCCTCTACGCCGTCGTACTCATAGACGAAGCCGTCTCTGTCTACTGCGAAATCGCCAGTCCAGAGCTCGCCCTTCTCATCCATGGCGAAGTCACCTGCGGTATCATCCAGCCACATAAGGTTCTTGTAGCTGTAATCACGCATCCCGCTTTCAAGAGCCAGCCAACGCTCATCATCCCACGCATAGCTCTTGTAGTCGCGGAATGATGTCGTATACTCGAATGAGTGGTTGGAATACATGATGCCGTCTTTCTCCACGAAATCGCCGATGGTATAAATTTTACCGCTGGGGAGAAGAAATGCCATCTTGCTGTCTATGGCGTTGCTCACCATCTGCATCAGATGCTTGTTCTCATAGAACTTTGGGACTCCCTTATACAGCGGAGCAAGCTGAGAGGCTATGTACTCCATCGTGTCCGAAATATCCTTGCGCGGCGCTATGTCTATGACGCCGTTATGCGCGACGCCGAGCCGGGTATCGCACGTGAGCTTCTTCAGCATCCCGATAGAATCCGTCACCGGGAATGGGTGGCAATTCTCAGGCTTTGTGCCGCCGTGAGTTGTGATTCTGAAGTGCATCACAACGGATATCTTGTCCAGATCAATTTTCTTTGAGAGCTCGTCCAGATGCTTTGCGAACGCATCATAGGTCATAAAGCCCTTTTCAATGCGAACGCCGCCTTTGTTGGTATACATGATACCGGCTCCGTCACTGTTGTGCATCCACATATTCTCAATCACGTTTCTTGCGGGCATCTTAACTCCCGCCGGTTTTGCTGCTATTATGCACATGTTTCTGCTCCTCCTTCATTTTTTACAAGTTCTATATTCTTTGCGTAAACCCAATAGCAACGGCCTGAATGCCCACGACCGCCGGCGCTATGGAAGTCCCAATCGCCTTCATCAAACTCCAAAGCAAAGTCATAGCAATCGTCTTCGTCTGCGATTGCTATGACCGTAGCCACTTCGCCTATGTGGCGATCCAGCGCACCTACCTGACTGCCATCGGCGTTTACGATGCGAACGCTGCTGCCGATTTTTATCTCTCCGCTTTCTGAGACAGCAACCGTATTGCGCGCTATCGGCTCAAGGTACGGCACGTCGTCAAGGTTTCTCGACACGAGATACTCTGCGAGTTCCGGGTATGTTTCGTATTCCGCAACATCCTTCCACTGTGAAGCGAAGCAGTCGTCGAAGCTGTGTGTCATGGCGTATTTGCAGACGTTCGACGTGAACTGCAAGGTTGCATAAAGCGTCGACACCTTCAGCGTTCCGTTGTATATGCGGAACTCTATCGTGTTTCTGTTCTGAAGGTTGACCGCCTGATAACGCCCACAATTATCGATCGTATTCATTACTTTGCGCCCGATGACACCGTCACTGAGCGATTTTACTCTGTTGATGATCTCTGGCCTTTCAGCCCAACGTGAAAGCTGCGACTCTGTACGGCGCGTGAACTTCACGATGTTATCCCAATGCCTGTCGACAAGGATGATGATCTTGGCGATATTATCGTTCTGCTCTGAAATGTTCTCGCTGAGCTGTCTGCGCCCAACATGGACGTGCAGCCCGCAGGTGCGCGCTTCGTGGCTCTTGAAGTTATTGCTTAGTGCAATGCCGCAGATATCATCCCAACCGAGGTCTTTGAGGTGATATTCTAAAGTGCAGGGATGGGAGACGATCTCGACGCCGTAGTCAAGACTGCCGTCATGCTTGCAGTAGATATCGTCGTGAGCTTCGGTTATCTCCTCTGCAACGCCCTCCGGGTCATTGCCCTTGTCAATCTCAAGCTCAACGCCGAAGAGAAGCTCTTTTATGGAATCATCCGTCCAGAACTCATCGTGGTTATGTACCTTGTATTTCGGCGCAGGTTTGTAACTGTAATCGTGGATTTTCTTTTTCCTCCCTCTTGCACAGTTCGGGCAGAAGTAAATCGTATCGCCCCAACAGTCTTCGTCCTCTTCCATATCGTCGATCCAGAAATACTCGCCGCAGTCATTGCATTCCGCAACGTTGCCGTCTGCGCAGCTGTCACAGACGCAATCACCATTTGCGAGTTCATAGTAGCCGCGAGAACGCGACGTGAAGTATTCATCGCAGCTGACGCAGTGATGATAGTTGCCTGTATTATCTGCACAATCCTGACAGACGTATATCTCCCCATTGTTTACGCTTACTACGTCATCCATCGGGTAAATATCACCGCAGTCTTCGCAGGTGAAGTAGCTATCTTCATAGCAGCTTTCGCAGATTATCCTGCCGTCAGCAGTTTCGTAGAACTCGTCGCCTTCTGCGATCTCCTCGCCACAATCGTCGCAGCATCTTTCAGTATCCATTTCGTTCTCCTCCTTTATAATTGCGCAGTCCTCTTTCCTCGCCCACCAGTAGTCGCTGTCGGATGTCGTGCCCTTTGGCCACTCGACGCGGTAAGTGCAGATTTCTTCTATAACCACCCTGCCTACTGTGCCCTCTGGCGGGTAAAATTCCGGACAGCTGTCGTGCATGTTGCCGTTGTATATGACCTTTTTGCCTTTTGCGCTCATTTGTTCTCCTTTCATAGTGCAGGAGCGTCCTTGATAACCGCGATCTCCTCACGGCTTTCAAGGACGCTCCTGATTTTTCAATTCTGAATAAGTCTTAGAAAAGCACCTCCGCTGTCTCGACGTTCACGATGTACGCCATTTCAAACTGACGTGCCAGCAGCTTTGCCTGATGTAGCGTCATAAGTTTCGAGTACCGCCCCTCATCCGGGTAGTACAGACAGTAGCGCTCTGCATTGTTTGTTCTGACTCTTCTGATCTGTTCCATACGCGCCTCCTATGCTATAAGCAATTCTGCATCCAGCATCTGGATGTGATCCGACCAACCGAGGTCTACGAACTTTCCTGTCTCCAAGTTAACGGCTCTGTTGCCGTATACACGGAAGCAGACCTTCTCATCGAAGAGGAAAACATCTCCGAGCTTCGTGTCCCGATACTGGACGCGGGTCGGAAGCCTGTCTTTGTACGATATCCTCATGCCTTGACAACCTCCTCGCAGATGAAAAAGTCCTTATTGAGCAGACCGTAGATGCTCATAAGGGTCTTTACAGCGTCGTAGCGGCTGCGCCCCCACTCGGTTCTCTTTATCTTTTCTCCGTTCCTGAAACGAAGGTTGAATGTGTATGTTTTCATGCTGCTTCTCCTTTCAGCTGATTCAGCGTATAAAAAATCCAGACCGCGTAACCTATACGCGATCTGGCAAACCTGATTATGTTTTTCACAGCGGCAGCGCCTCCTCATCGTCGATTGCGAAGGGAAGGTCGTCATCATCGCCGTCGATTTCCTTGAACACAGCGTCCTGCTCCTCCGAGTTTGCATCCACAGCTTTCTTCTTGTTGCCGCCGAAGTACACGTCATTCACGATGATCTCGGTGGCATAGCGCTTATTGCCGTCTCTGTCTTCCCAAGGACGAATCTGAAGCCGGCCTGAGAGGACGATCATGTCTCCCTTATGGAAGTTCCGGCAGATGAACTCGCCCTTCTGTCTCCAAGCGACACAGTCGATGAAGTCTGTTTCTTTTGCCTTGTCCTTGCTGTAAGCTTCTCGGTCACAGGCGATTCTGAATGACGCGACCTTGATGTTGCTGGTAGTGCTTCTGAGTTCGGGGTCTGCTACGAGACGTCCCATGATGTCGATGTGATTAAGCATATTGTTCTCCTTCTCCCCGATGAGCCGATAGGTCAGCTTGAATTTTTTGTTTTTACTATGTACGAACAAAACCGGAGCGCAACGCCAAACCGTGTCAAGGGCGCTTACGGAACCCTTGACTCGGCGAAGGCGTTGTGCTATTCAGAACGGAAGAGCCTCCTGAGCACGCTCATCATCGATGGGCATATGTCGCCATGCCAGCTCAAGCTTGATGCGCATCGCGAGGTTGAGCGCCCACTTACTATAGCGGCAGCAAGCTTTAATGACTGCATGTATTCCGGGGCGCAACGAAACCACAACCCTGTTTTCGTCATCGCAATATACGATGAAGTCAAGTACCATTCTATCTGCGCACCTGCGAGCCGCAACGCTACTGCGTTCGAGTATTCGGATAAGTGTATTCATTTCTGTTTCTCCTTTTATTTACTTTCTGTCTTTCGACACTTACTCAATAAGCGCGAAGGATTGGAGATTGCAAGGTTGCCGTAGGCCGAGAAAAGTTTTTCGTCGCCTCAGCGAAAAGAAAAAGTTTTCGTAGCCTTGCAATTTTCAAGACTTTGTGCTTATTCGACGTTTTTCGCGCTTTTTCGATGGATGATTGGTGTAGAGTAGGTATACAGGAAAGAGCTTTCGGCGGAATGCATATATATATTGCGAATACACAAAAGCATCTTTTTCGATTATTATCTACTAAAAAGCTGGGGAAGAAATGGTGAGGTAAAGCATGGGCAATTTCACATCGTTTGCACTTGTTGTTTTTGCTCTGGCTGTTATTTGGCTCGTATATCGTATTGCAAGTAAGCATTCAAGCAAAAATCCACCTCCAAATGCAAGCACATCAGCTCTCGGAGACAAACGCGAACACGTCTCTCTCGAGGATAACCCTCCTCCAAATATAAGCACACCTGTTTCACCCTTACCCGCAGATGAAATTTTAGATAGTGCACTCTTCCCGGAATATGCTGAAATCCTACAAGCGCGCGGTATCCGGTACTTAACTCACTTTACAAACGCAGACAATCTTGAGAATATATTCATGTTTGGCTTATTATCTCGAAAGAAGTTAATACGTCAGAATATTTCGCATAAATGCAGCGACTCAGATCGCTACGATGGTTCTGATGCCATATGCACATCTGTTGAGTTTCCGAACCATAGGATGTTTTATTACAAACGCAAGCAGCACCAACTTGATGACTGGGCTGTGCTGTGGATAGACGCCCGCGTACTCATGGAGCGCAAAGCGAGGTTCTTCACCTCAAATGCCGCCGGTGTCAATGCTTTCCCGCTCTTCGGCGCAAGCGGCTTTGAGCATCTGTTTCATGGTTCTTCACGCCCACCAGATTTACCGCCAAAGTTTCCTACTGACTCGCAAGCGGAAGTTCAGATTGAAGATCACATTCCTTGGGATCGCATAAAATATGTGTTTTTCCAAAATAAACGTGCGTATTACAAATACTGCAAGTTCATACCGTCCACTGTGCAAGTGCGCGTCAACTCGCTGCCGTTTGAATCGAGAGACGTATTTATTGAACGTTCAAGAAAGATTTAATGCTAAGGGTAATTGGCTTGATTAAAATAGGATGCAAACTTCATTACATAAACAAAAACAGTCTTAAGCCCGAGTGCGTCATCGTTGCTTATATTGATAACGAGGGCTTTGGCTTCTATTATGAGGGCGTCGCCCATAAATTGCCGTTTTCGGCACTTGGCAGGAGGCTTTTCATGTCGCCCACAGATATGTGGATTGCTTGGAATAATTCTCCGCTCGTTCTCCCTGAAAGGACAAAGGAAATTGAACCTGCGCCTAAGCCCGAGGAAGAAACGAAGCCCCCGCAAAAGCCTCCCAAGGAAATCCACAAGCCCCCGAAAAGCGCCGCAAGTAAAGACCTCGTTAGAGAATGCGCCGAATGCGGGCGAAGGTTCGTGTGGACTGTTGGGGAGCAGGAGTTTTACAAAGAAAACAAACTGTCTCCGCCTCGCACTTGCAGTAAAGAATGCCGCGAACGACGTCAAAGAGATTATCGCAAAAAAGAGGAGCGGCAGGCTATAACTGTGCTTATGAAACAAGAAAAGCCTACAAAAACTGGCCGCTATGCAAAACCTGCTAAGGGCACTTGGTGGGTCGGCACTGACCATGCCTCTTGGAGGGAAGCTTATGGTACATACTCCGGCGATGTGCATTTCGATGACGAATAAAAAAATAGCCGGGAAGGTCTTGGTTGACCCTCCCGGCTTCGTTTTATGTGCTCTCATTCTGCCCAGAGCTTGTACTTGGATTTCTTCGACGCCGCCTCGAAGCGCCTGCGATTCATTTCCTTGAGCTCTGCGTACTGCGAGTTGTAGAACGTACCGCTGGACTCCGGTTCATCGTCGCGGAAGCTGCGCTTGAAGATCGGCGTGTAGTGATTATATCTTGCGTCCCAGTTGTGCTCCACATCCTCCGTGAAGCGGTTGACGTACTCGCTTCTGTCTTTATCCCAGTAATCGTCGTCTTCGGGCTCGATGCTGCGATCTTCGTTGTACGCATCCTCCTTGACCTCGTCGTCGGAGTAGCTGTAGAAGAGCTCGCCGATCTTGTTGAGCTCGTCCACAACTGCGTCTGCGAGCCAGACCCTGTCATCCCCTGCGGAGACTGTGCCGAAGTATGTGTCGATGACGACCTCGAAGCCGGACTTCGTACCGAAGTAGAGCTTCATGCTGCTGTACTCTCTTGCGTCTGTACCTGCGTCGATGGCTGGCTTGCCGGTGAGCTCGTAGCGGGTGATGCGCCTTACGAAGTTGTGGAATCTGACGCTATCGCCGTTCTGTATGTAGCTGTTGAGCGCGTCCTTGATGGTTTCGATGCACTGATTTTCTCTGGTGTTCTTCATTGGTGTAATCTCCTTTTACTTTCTTGATGCTCCTCTCGAAGCTCACCAGTCTTACAGCACAGAGAGTCAAGCGTCGTAGACCGTTGCGTAGAGCTTCTGAATTTTGAAAACTTTTCGACGCGCAAAGTCGGAAAGTTTCTCAAAATTCGTCAAGAAGCTCACGTAACGGCAAGAAAGCGCTACACACGTTGTCACCAGCAGCGCAGGCCGTGCGCTTTCGCAGCGCTTTACTCCTGTGCCAACCTTAGGAGAGTAGAGAGAGGAGCCACGTTCAGTGTCGGAGAGGGGCGCAACCCGCAGCGTAATCCCGCACTTTCTCCGTCCGCCCCGAAGGCATCTTCCGCCGCAGCGGTCGTCCTTTTCCTCCCTCTCTTACCTACAGTACAGTGGTGTTATATTACCAGTGTATTCCGTCAACCTCCCACTCTACGCTTCCCCTCTCCCCTACCTCTCAACCAGCCTTTCACCTTCAGATACCTCTCCCTCTATCCACCATAGTATATATACCGGTATTGTAGTGTTATATAAGCTATTAGTGGGAAAGATATACGCACCTTCCTACTCGGATATTCGTACATACCGACCAGCACCTGAGCTGAACCAGAAGCAGGAAGTGAGACAAGCACCCGCCCCTCACCCAGCTGCGCAGTTTAAGGCTGGCAGGGAGGCAGGCGCTGGGGCGATTAGCCCCTGCGCCGGGGTAGAGGGCTGCCGTGAAGCTACAACCGTTCCGGGATAGAAGTATCGAAGCAGGGGGTAGCGGAAAAAGAGAGTCTGTAGTGATTATATATATATTATAATTTTCAGACACTTCAGACCGACTCAAGGCCGTGCCCAAGCTGTCGGGTGCTTTTTTATGCTCCGTGTCATATTATACGTTGACAGATTGGTTGATAAATAATAATCTCTGGTTAAGGAAAGCGGATAGGGGGTAGCAGAAAATACAGGGTGTGGGTGTTTTTAACGAGCCTCGGAAAAATAGTAGGACTCCTCGGAAAGCTCTGATAGAGGGTGGGGCAATAAGATGCCCCAAGTGCCGGAAGAAGCTCGGCGCTGCATACCTCGGAGCTCACGCAGGCGGAATTGAGGTCATCTGTCCCAGCAAGAACTGCCATTTCCCGGTACGCATCGAAATCTGATGTACGTCCCCGGCGGGGTTTTCTCCTTTTCCTCTGCCGGGGCTGCATAGGGGAGGTTCAGCCACGCCTCCCCGTCATATTGCAGGATAGAGCAGCGGCAAGCTCACTGGGCTCATAACCCAGACACGTCGGTTCGAGTCCGGCTCCTGCAACCATACGTCTCATTAGCTCAGTTGGTCAGAGCGCGCGGCTGTTAACCGCGAGGTCGAAGGTTCGAGCCCTTCATGTGACGCCACACTTACGAAAATGGTGACATCACCATATTCACAAAAACGGGGCATTTCCGACACTATCAGTTGGAATCTTCGTGCAATTCAGCAAGATGTTGTCAAAATCGTCAATATGAGCGCGCCTTCGTGAGGGCTTGACCCAGCGCGCCGGAATGAGGCAATGAGCCATAGCTCAGGGAAGTTTATTTCTCTGGGTTATGGCTCTTTTTGTTTTTTGGGAGAAAACATGGCAAGGAGAAGATCGGCAAAATCAGCTGCAAAGTCAAAGAAAGACATACAGCTTGACTTCGGCACGGTAAGCGAACCGCAGGCAAAGTTTCTTGCAAGCAAGACCTTCTACACCTGCTACGGCGGCGCGAGAGGCGGCGGCAAGACCCACATAGCCAGAGTCAAGGCCGTGGGTATGGCTCTGAACTATCCGGGGATCAGGATTCTGATGATCCGCTGCCACTACCCCGAATTGGAGGAAAACCTCGTTCGCCCGATCCTCAAGTGGGTTCCTGAGGAAATGTACTCATACAACGGGACGCTGCATCTTATGCGGTTCAACAACGGCTCGGAAATAAAGTTCGGGCACTACGACGGCGACGCCGCTGAGAACGAGTATCAGGGCGCGCAGTATGACTGCGTTTTCATAGACGAGGCTACACAGCTCAGCGAGCGAGCCTTCAGCTACCTCTCAGGCTGCGTCCGAGGTGTCGGTAACTACCCGCGCAGGATGTATCTGACCTGCAACCCCGGAGGCGTTGGCCACAGGTGGGTAAAGAGGCTCTTCGTCAGCAAGAAGTACATCACGAACGACCCAAACCCAGAGAAGAATGAAAACCCCGAGGATTACACATTCATCCCGGCGACGGTCGACGACAACCCTTTCCTGCTCGAATCTTCCCCGAAGTACAAGCAGCAGCTGGCAAAGCTGCCGGAAGACCTCATGCGGGCACACCGCTACGGCGACTGGGACGCGCTGTCAGGCAGCTACTTCAAGAACTTCTCCCCAACGACGCACACGATAGCGCCGTTCAAGATACCGGCGCACTGGCCGAGATACCGCAGCTTCGACTACGGCTTCGATATGTTCTCCTGCGGTTGGTGGGCAGTTGACGAGGACGGGCGCAGCTGGCTCTACCGCTACTACGAGCAGAAAGGGCTCGTAGCTCAGGCGGCGGCAAAGGCCATCGTGGACAACACCCCGCCCACTGAAGTGATTCAGGCAACCTATGCGCCGCCGGATATGTGGGCAAAGTCGAAAGACACCGGCGTTGAGATCGCAGAAAAGTTTATCCAGAACGGAGTACCTCTGGTCAAGGCCAGCAACAACCGCGTTCAGTGACACATGCTTATGAAGGACGCGATGACTCCGGGCGTCCTGAAAGACCCCTACGTTATCGGGACGGTATTCGGCGGCGAAGCCCCGGAGTCCCTCCCGATGCTGATGTTCTTTCAGGGTGAGACGCAGAAATGCGTGGACGATATCTGCGATATTCAGGCCGACGAGAACAACCCCAACGACTGCTCCAAGACCCCGCACAGTGTCACGCACAGCGTCGACATGGTGCGCTATTTCAGGATAAGCAGGGTATTCACGGCGGAAGCCCCGGAAGAGACTTTACCGGACTATGACGATGACGACAGTGAGCAGGACTATGACGATTATATGTGCGGCTCCGACGTCACCGACGCCTACATGGGATTTTAGGGAGGAATTTGAATGATATACGCCATTCTCGCATGGAACGTGATACTCACAGCCTTCGCTGTGTGGGCGTTCATAAAAGCAAGAGCGTACAAAAACGATCAGCTTGCCAAGATGGCCAGCCTCGCGCTCGATTCCACCATCATAGGCAAGAAAATCAAAGCCTACGCCGATGCGCAGGCCGCGATGCGGGAGATTATGCTGACTCACACCGATAAGCTTGATGCTCTCAAGAATCTCGCCGACGAGAACATGAAGCATTTTGACGTGCTCGACGAGGGCTTTAACGGCATGGCCGGGACATACGGCAAATTCGTTGAGGATATACAGGCTCTCCGCTCCGATATAGACGCGCTGAAAGCCGAGTTTGACGGCACTGTGAAAGGCCTCGCCGAAGCCGAAACCGATAAAGCAAAGGCCGAAGCCAGAAGCGAAGCTCTGTGGCAGGAGGGGCTGAACAGCATCCTCAACTACGGCGGCGATCTGCCGAAGATAACCTTGGAGGGAGTGTATGGCAGCAAGTAATTATCTGTTCCTGTTCGGGGACAGCGACACACCGAAGTTCGACACGGCATGGCAGGCGTATCAGAAAGGCCGAGACTTCAACAACCAGATAAATCTCGAAAACACTGTCAAAGCAAATGAGAATATGTACATCGGCAAACAATGGGAAGGTGTTCAGGCCAATGGGCTTCCCACCCCTCAGATAAACATACTCAAGCGCGTCGTGGGCTTCATCACGGCGACGATCACGACCGACAACATAAAGGTCAATGCGACCGCAATGAGCAACATCCCGGACGTGGACAAGCTCGAAGACCCGGTGAGGATAATCAACGCCGAGTTCGATTTCCTGACGGAGATCATCGGCGTACCGGCACTGATGCGCGAGTTTGCAAGAAACGCCGCCATCGACGGCGACAGCTGTATGTATGCGTTCTGGGACGAGGATGTAGACGCCGGCAACGGCAATCACGGCCTTATCAAGACCGAGATAATCCAGAACACAAGGGTTTTCTTTGGCAACCCCAGCGACAAGGACGTTCAGAATCAGCCGTTCATCCAGATCGCCATGCGCAAGCCTGTGAGGGAGATTCAGAAGCGCGCAAAAGCCAACGGCATCAAGGACTACGCCTCGATTCTGCCTGACGATGATGATTCTCAGGCGGTCGACTCCTCAAAGCGCACCGACGGCATGGTTACAGTCATAACGACTCTGTACAAAAACGAAGAGGACGGAACCGTATGGGCTTATGAGAGCACGCAGAACTGCGACGTGGCAAAGCCCAAGACCCTCGGCATCAGGCTCTACCCTATCGTTTGGCTCTGCTGGGACTACATTCAGGACTGCTACCACGGTCAGGCCATGATAACCGGCCTTATCCCGAATCAGATTTTCATCAATAAGGCCACGGCGATGGCAATGGTTTCCATGATGCGCACCGCATGGCCGAAAATGCTGTATGACCGGACGAGGGTCAAGAAGTGGGATAACCGCATCGGCAGCGCGATACCCGTCGCAGGCGGCGACATGAACTCAGTCGCCAAGGTCATAGACCCACCGAGCATTTCCCCGCAAGTTTCTCAGTTCATAGAGCTGGCGATCACGAAGACGGAAGAAAGCTTGGGCGCGACATCAGTTGCTCTCGGCGATACCCGCCCGGACAACACTTCGGCAATCATCGCATTGCAGCGCGCAGCAGCTACGCCGAGCGAGCAGACAAAGCAGAATCTCTACAAGGCCATCGAAGACCTTTACAGAATCTACTACGAGTTTATAGCAGACCGATACGGCTCACGCACAGTGAGTATGCAGACTCCGGACGAGCTCAAACCTGCTTATGTGGACGCAGGTATGCCTATACCGGCGACGATATCCGCTGAGTTTGACTTCGGCTTCTTCAAGGACAATCCTTTCCTGCTCAAGCTCGACGTCGGCGCAAGTACATACTACTCCGAAATCGCGTCGATGCAGACCCTTGAAAATATGCTCATGCGCGGAAATATTACGCCGGTGCAGTTCCTTGAGCGTGTCTCCGACGACTACGTACCGAAGCGCACGGCACTCATTGAAGAGCTCAAGGCCGCGCAGCAGCCAATGCTCCCGGAGGGTATGGACGCGGGCAATCCGCAGCCGAAGGGCATTGAAGCCGTGATGCAGTCAGGGCTCCCCGAAATCAAGGGTGGGCGCGGCAACGGCAGTTTACAGCGCCAGATAAATAAAACTGGCAGTACCGCAGGGATGATTTGAACCGGGACACCAACGGTTTGAACATATAAACGCACTTTAGGCCGGGACACCAACGGCAGAAAGGAAAATTATGGAAAACATTAACGATGCAACCTATGCACCAGAAGCCGAAGAGACTATATCCGACGCCGACATGGCGGCATTCGACGAGGTTTGGGAGGACGCTCCCGAAACAGATGGCGACGATTACGATCTGGGCGCTGATGAAGACGTTCCGGCCTCAGATGAGAATCCCGATACTGTTGCCCCCGATGATGCAGCCGACGGCAGCGAAAGCGGTGCGGAGGAGCAAGAATCCGCAGAGGACGGCCAGCCCGAAGCGGAGCCGGAGGAGGACAAAACGGAAGAGGGACACCAACTCTACACGCTAAAGAGCCTCAACGGTGAGAAGCAGTACAGCCTTGACGATGTACTGAAGCTGGCAACCAAGGGTCTGGATTACGACGGAGTACGTCAGGACAGAGACCGTTTCCGCGGCTACGAAGCTTTTCTAAAAGAGCTCGCAGCCCCCATGAACCTCAGCGTCGAGGAGCTTATCGACAACACCCGCGCCCGGATGCTCATTCAGCAGAAGAAAGACGCCGGTGAAGAGCTGAGCGAAATGGACGCAATGAACATCGTTATGCGCAACAAGACGGCGCAGGCGGCAGAAGCTGCCGGTCAGAAGTCCGCCGAGGACGCAGAGGCTTCAAAGAAGCAGATGATTCAGCGTTTTGTGGACGAGTTTCCTGATGTAAAGGCTGACGCAATCCCCGCCGAGGTATGGGCTGAATGCAACCGCACCGGCGATCTCGCGGGAGCATACCGCAAATATGCGGACGGCTTGAAGGACAAGGAGATCGCAAGACTCAACAAAGAGCTCAAGTCTTTGAAACAAAGCCAAAGGAATAGAGACAGGAGTATCGGCTCACTCAAGACCTCGGGCGCACCAGTTGCCAAGGATCCTTTTGACGAGGGCTGGGACTCCGTCTGACATGGAGGATAATAAATGATAAATCTTGCAGAAAAAGCTTCCCCTAAGCTCGTAGAGCATTTCACCAGAGAGTCCGTTACCGAAGGACTTTTCAGCAACGCATATGACTGGAATGGCGTAGCAACCGTCAAGGTCTACTCCCTTGACCCGCTCCCCCTGAACGACTATGACCGCAGCAAGGTCGACGGTTCTTCCCGCTTCGGCCCCCTCAGCGAGGTCGGCGACACCGTTCAGGAAATGACCGTGAAGGACGACAAGGCTTTCAACGGCAGCATAGACAAGGGTAACAACACCTCCCAGCTCAAGATCAAGGCTGCGAGCAGAATCCTCAAGCAGCAGTCCCGCATGGTGCTTATCCCCTACGCAGACAAGTACCGCATCAAGAAGCTGGTCGAAGGTGCTGGCATCACCAAAGCCGACTCCACCGCGCTGACCAAGACCACTATCGTTGAGGCCATCTTCACCGGCAATGCCGCAATGAGCAACAAGCTCGTTCCGCAGGGCGATCGCGTCGTGCTTATCGGTGAAACTGACGCCATCAAGCTGAAGCTGGCAGATCAGGTAGTCGGTCTCGAAAAGGTCGGTCAGAAGGCCATCGTCAATGGCGTCTGCGGTGTCGTCGGCGGCGCTCAGGTTCGCATCGTCCCGGATGTCTATCTCCCGAGTGGTGTGACCTTTATGATCGTACATAAGGGCGTTGCCTGCGCACCGAAGAAAATCGAAACCATGCGCGTCCTCGACGATCAGTGGATTGTGGACGGCTCCATCGTTCAGGGGCGTATGCTGCACGACTGCTTCGTCTTCGACACTCAGATCGACGGCATGTACGTCCACGCCACCGCAGGCTGTGCCACCCCGACTATAACCGTCACGTCCGGTGAAGCAACTCTCGCTGCCGGTTCCGGCGAGACCATCAAGTACACCACCGATGGCTCGAACCCGAAGACCTCCGACACCGCTGCGACTTACTCCGCGAAGTTCGCAGTAACTTCCGGCACCAAGATCAGAGCCTACGCTTTCAAGGCCGGCTCCGTTCCTTCCGGCGTTGCCGAAGCGACCGCATAATTCAACTTATAGGGCGTGGTAAAATCCACGCCCTATTTCACAAACGGAGGTCGAAATGCCCGAATCAATTATTGTGGCGCTTATAACTGCGGCAGTGACGCTTTTCGGCGTGCTTATCAGCAACAGCAAAGTACAGGCAGTCTCCGAGGCGAAGATTGAGGAGCTGACACGCGAGGTCAGGGAGCACAACAACTTCGCGCGGCGCATGCCTGTCGTAGAAGAACAGATCAAGGTAATTAATCACAGAATAAGCGACCTCGAAGAGGCGCAAAAGTAGGAGGAAAATTATGGAATTTGGAATTGCAAATGTTGCCGCTATCACCGTTCTGGTGTACCTCATTGCGGCAGGTGTCAAAGCTACTGCGCTTGACAACAAATGGATCCCCGTCATTTGCGGTGTGGCCGGTATCATACTCGGCCTTGCAGCGCTGTATTTCGGTATGCCGGACTTCCCGGCGCACGATCCGATCAACGCAGCCGCGATAGGCGCAGTGTCTGGCCTTGCAGCTACGGGTATTAATCAGATCGGCAAGCAGCTTGCCAAGGACAGCGACACGGAGGGGCGTTAAATGAGCACGACCGCGCAGGAAGTATTTGAATATGCCATGACCCTGATGGATGAGCTCAACGAGTCCTCAGGCAAGGCTGATACGACTGACACAAAGGAATACAAGAATCGGACGCTGGCTATACTCAACATTCTGCGCGGTCAACTGTACCCCTACTCCGATACATACATCACCGGAGAGAGTGGGAAAAGACCTATCGCGGAGAAAATCACGGATTTCGTCACGCCGATAGGTCTTGATGACTATATATGCCAGTCTGTGATGCCGTACGGCTTGGCAGCTCACCTTCTCATGCAGGAAGACCCTTCTTCCGCGAACTTCTTCCAGCAGAGATATGACGAACTGCTCACGATGCTGGCAAGGGGTATGCCCGCCGAGAGTGAGGATATTGAGGATATCTACGGCACTTTCGGCGGAATCAGCCCGTACAACGAATTCGGAATGTGGAGTTAAGGAGGTAAAAGCATGGCTTCAAAAGGCCCGAGGCCGGAATATAACCAGCCCAAGCTTCTGAGAGCCGCTGTCGAGAAATACTTCGACGAGTGCGGGGAGATGGGGGTCTTCCCGGACTTTGCAGGTATGAAGCGAGAGCTGCAACTGAGGAACAGCGACATAGAGCGCCTTACGGACGAGAAGAACCCCAAGGTGCAGGAATACAGAGATATCTTCGACGAGGCAAAGGACAGGCGCGAGAGCTGGCTCGTCAGGAAGATGGCGGCTGACCCCAAGGCCGCGAACGGGTGCATGAATGCGCTCAAGCAGGAGGCCAACGGCGGGTACATGGACAGAGCAGGCGGCTCCGGGGAAATAACTCTCAAGGTGAAGAGCGACGGCGTAGGCGGGATGCACGCCTTCGACTGAGGAGGATTTATGGCGACTATCAGCGCAGCAGCAGGCGAAAAAGTATTTCAGCTGAAATCATTCCTCGGCTTGAACCAGAACCCCGACGGCGATACCAAGCTCAAGCTCGGTGAAGCCGCAGATATGCGCAACTTCACCATCACCCGCGACGGCAACTTGCAGCGCAGGGCTGGCACGCTGACCCTCAAGGGGCTTGCCAAGGAATACTCCCTCACTGATGCTGCTTCGGCAGCTGCCGTCTTTACCGGCGCAGCTGAAAACCTCAAGCTCAGGATGTTCCCCACTGCAAGTATAACCGACGGGCTTATCGTCCTGAGCGGCGATGAGGTTTCAGTATCGCATGCGAACGCTGCCTCTTACGCCGGGTATTACTGGCGGCGCGATGCAAGCCACGTCTGGAAGCTGCACAGCGTCACCGCTGACGGCGATGGGTACACATGGAAGTTTTACCGCGTCACCGCCGCCCCACAGGGCAGCAACCTCAAGGTGGCCGGGATGTGGACAGGCTTCGTCAGCGGGCACGAGCAGCTGCTTGCAGCCTGCGATGGGAAGCTCTGGAAGCTCTACGACGACACGACGGGCGAGTTTGTGCGCGTGGCGCTCGGAGACATAGACACCAGCAAGAATGTCCACATGTTCGGCTTCTCCGGAATCGTGTATATGCTCAACGGCTCACAGTATAAGCAGTGGGACGGCACTGCGCTTCAGGATGTCCACGGTTACAGACCGCTCGTGCGCGTCTCCGTACCTCCCGCCGGGGGCGGCGAGAAGATGGAAGAGATCAACCGGCTCTGCGGTGAGCGCCGCTTATGGATTTCCCCAGACGGCAAAGAGAAAACCTTCGCGCTGCCCGAGAAAAACATTCAGAGCGTCGACTACGTGAAGAGTTTCGCCACTGGCCAGAACATCGCCACCTCGGAATACACCGTTGACCTTGAGGCCGGAACCATTACATTCAACGAAGTACCGGCTCAGTCCGTCAACGCCTATGAAATAGGCTGGGCGGTTGGAACCACGTTCCGCAGTCAGGTAACGGCGATGCGCTACTCCGAGTTTTACAACAGCACGCAGGACACGCGGGTGTTCATCTACGGAGACGGCAGCAACAAGGCGCTGTACTCCGGCATTGACTACGACGGCCAGCCCAGAGCCGACTACTTCCCTGACCTTTTTGAAATGGCGATCGGCGACGCGAATACCCCGATCACGGCGCTTGTCCGGCACTACTCCACGCTGATGGTCTATAAGAGCAACAGCGCGTACCGCGTCGAATACGGCAGCATCACGCTGGCTGACGGCCTTGTAACCGCCGCATTTTACTCTGTGCCGGTCAACAGAACGATAGGTAACGCAGCCCTCGGGCAGTCTCAGCTCGTGTTAAACAGCCCTCGTACGCTGTTTGGCAAGGAATGCTACGAGTGGAGAAACAATGCGTCGTATTCCTCCAATCTTTCCCTCGACGAGCGTCAGGCAAAGCGTATGTCAGATCGCGTATATGCGGCGCTGGCGGAGTTTGATCTCGCCGAGTGCAAGTGCTACGACGACAACCCCAATCAGGAGTATTACGTGTGCTATGACGGCAAGGCGCTTGTGAACAACTACGCCGCCGACGCATGGTACATATACACCGGCTTTGACGCGGCCTGCATGGTGAGTTTCCACGGAGACTTATACATCGGCACATCCGATGGGCGTTTTAAGCGCATGGCTTACGAATACCTTTCCGACGACGGCGATCCGATAGACGCATACTGGGAGTCCGGCTCCATGAGCTTCGGTTCGGACTACATGCGGAAATACGCCGCATCCCTCTGGATAGGCGTTAAGCCTGAGAGCAACAGCGAAGTGTACGTGACAGTTCAGACCGACAGGAAGAGCGTCTACACCGAGAAGGTAGTTGCATCAAGGCTTTCGACCTTTGACCATGCGAACTTCGCGCATTGGAGCTTTTCGGTAAACCGCAAGCCCCATATGAAGAAGCTCAAAATAAAGGCAAAGAAATTCGTGTTTTACAAGCTGATCTTCAAGTCGAATTCTTCCGATTCCACGGCGACGCTGCTTGCGGCGGATATCCGGGTCAGACAGACAGGCTACGCAAAATAGGAGAGAAATATGCTGACAAAACTTCTCACAGATTTGTATATCTTATCGCTGCTCGACGATGAGCCTAACGACGTCGGGGGTATGTCCTCGGTGGAGCTGAAGGCCAAGTTCGACGAAGCAGCGAACACTATCAAAACCTACATAAACGAGTCCCTCATACCTGAACTTGCCGGTGCTAACGGCGCTGAAAGCGTCGGCATTGATGCCGTCCCCGGTCTTACCGGAGTCAGCACAGTGCAGGCGGCTCTTGCGAAAATTGAAGAGCAGATGGCTGAGATGACTCAGGGCGCTGTTGCCAATGAGTCCATCACAACCGCAAAGCTTGCGGCTCTTGCCGTGACCTCCGCGAAGCTGGCGGCAGCGGCAGTAGAAACCGCCAAGATAAAAGATGAGGCAGTTACCACTCCGAAGCTCGCCGCCCTTGCTGTCACAGCGGCACGGCTGGCAGACCTTGCAGTTGAGACTGCAAAGATAAAAGATAAAGCCGTAACTACCGAGAAAATCGCCGACAAGGCTGTGACTACGGCGCAGCTCGGCGACGCGAGCGTCGGAACAGCGCAGCTTGACGCACTGTCAGTCACGGCGGCTAAACTCGCTGCGCTCGCAGTCGAGACGGCTAAGATAAAGGACGGTGCCGTGACGATGGCGAAGCTTGCAGACCATGCGGTATCGGTCGATTACACGGTAACGCTCGACACAACGTGGAGCGGTGACGCTGCCCCGTACACCAAGGAGCAGACGATAAACGGCATTCTGGCAGCAGATGCGCCGCTCATTGACCTTGCCCCGT